ACATCATTTCTTGCATACGAGGAGCAAAAGCTTCTTCAAGTGCTAGTTTAGCATTTACCATTGCGGTTTCTCTAATAGATTTAGCCTCAGCAATTGCTTCACTAAAAATTTTAGTGTTTGTGTTTGACATAAAATTGTTTTTTTGATTTTGTGATTACTTATTGGAAAGTAATATAGAATTGTTTATTTGAGGGAGATTATATTGGGATAATCTATCTTTAAGATATCCATAAATATATAAAAAAGGACAAAAAATGCACTCTTCTTAGGGAGTGCATTACTCTACATAAATGTAGAAGGAGGATGGTTATTTATCTTATACAACAGATACCAGCTTGTGAGCAAATAATATCTGATATTAGTGTATTTATTTTTGAGTATTTGTTATCGTATTGAGGTTTGTATCCTTCACTTAATCCTGTTGGTGTCATAAAAGCGCCCTGTGTTGATGGAGTAGATACGAAGTCCCAGCATAGTAATTCAAAATCGTCTTGTACTTCTACTGTACCTTCTCCTAATGATTGAACAGAGCCCATACCACGAGATGAAATACCTACAGTTATTTTATTTATGAATAATTCTTTTAATATATTACCACTTGGAGTAGGTAATACTTCTATTTTACCCATTAAATCATCTCCATTCCACCATAATTTTTTAATATTATGAGATACATTTTTTAGGTTGATCACCATTGATTCAGGATGATCTAATTCACCTAAGGCTCTATTTTCAGAGATAGGCCCTTGAACATATTTTTCAACTTCTCTTTCAAGAATATCTTTAGGGTAAACTCTACCATTTTGATTCTTAGAGTCAGCTCTTTGGATTACTCCTTCAACCATTAAGTTTCTATCACCTCTTCCTTCAGATAGTACTGATTTAGGGGTGAATAAGGCGTATTCTATTAATAGTGATTTACTCATTACCCTTTACTTATTGAAGTTACATCTGAAGTATTAGGAATCTGTTGATATCCTGCAGTTCTTAAGGCTGTTTTAGATTGTTGAGTACTTGCTACTACTTGTTGATTTCCTTTTTTAAAAATATCTTCTTCTAATTCATCATCCATTTCTCCTTCTTCATTACCTATTGCTAAAGCACTATCTAAGTAATCTTTAGATCCTTGTAAGTAATTTTTAGCTAAAACAATTTTTGCTTGCCACCAATGAGGAAAATCAATTTCTCCCATATTATCTACAGAATCAATTATTTTGTATAATTCAGTAGCCTGTTTAACAATTTGGTATAATTCACCTTTAATCATACGAGGTTCATTATCTTGATGACCTAAATCTATATCTTCACTAGTAGTTTCTCTTTCACAATCATCACATTCTTCATTTATAGGAGATGAATCAGCATTAACATCAGCTACCCTATCAGAATATTGTCCATGTTCTTTTATTTTTTTTTCCTTAGCATCTCTAACCATAGATTTAAGATTTTCTAAAGGAATACCTGTAGCTTGAGCGTATTTTTCAAAGATAGCATTTTGTTGATCTTCTTTTACTAGACCACTATTGTCATATCCTTCTCTAATATGATTTTGATTAGTTAATTCAAAAGTTCCTCTACTAGTATAAAAATTATAACCATTAAAAGATACAACTTCTTCACCACCTTCTCTACCTAGATATTTACCTTTAGCACCTGTCATAACTCTAACTAGTCTAGCAACTTCTTTAGGCGGTGCTATCCAAACAATTTCATCACCTTTTTTAGGTTCTATTCCTTCTCTCATTAAGCCTTTAGCAGCTTTACCTTTACCAATGGCATCGATATTTTTCTTAGTAGTTTCAATCCATTTATCACTTACAACTTTATTATCTCCACCATAAATTTTATCAAAATAAAATTGTGAATTTTTAGTAAGATTAGCTAATACTTTCTTTTGAGCTTTAAGTACATTATCTTCTGATAAATCAGCTGATGTAACTGGTGTTTCTAATACTTCAAGTTCATATTTCATACCTCTAGAATACTCATATGGGTTAACCATATCAATAGTTTTAGCTATAACATCTACTTCTTGCTTTCCAGTTGGTTGTTTAGACTCTTTTGAAGCTTTTTCTGAGATGATATTTTTATTTTTAAGGATTTTAACAGTATCATCGAAATTATTATGATGTGAAATCATAGTAAGATTTTGATCTCTGCGCACCTCGTAAAGAAATTTAGCTTTGGTTACTTTACCATCTAAATATTGAGTATATAAGTTTTGAACTGTCATGTGTATAAATATTATTTTCCTTGTCCCCTGTTTAATTTTCTATAGTTTTTAGAACTTTTTAATTTAGATGTTTTACATTTTGCATGAACACCCGGTCTTTTTATTTTAGATACTTCAGTTTTTGTACCTGTTGAGTTGGATTTTATTTTTGTAGCCATTATTCAGTTAAACCTTTTATTTTATCGTTAATTAATTGAATTTTCTCGTTTATTTTAAATAGTGAATTATGAGTACGTTTTAAAAAATTCATTTCATCAGCGTCACCTTTTAATTCTGTCTTCATACGAGATGTAAATTCAACTAATTTATTAATTTCGTCTAATTTACGATATATTTCTTTAACTCCCATATGTAATTGTTCTTGAGGGGAACGAGTTTTAGATTGAGTTTTAAACTGAGAATAGCGAACCTCATTAAGTGATTCTTCTTTCCATAAATCTTTAGCATCAATTCTTTCCTCAGGTTTAATTATTCTAAATTTTCCTTTAATGTAAGTTTTAGCAGAATCAGGCATTGATTCAAACCCAGTAGGTGAGTTAACATCTTGTGCAGTTTTAGTACGAGCAGGGTTACGATTAAAAGTTTTAGTAGTACCTTCTTTTTGAGGATTTTTAACCATCATTTTACCCATAAATCCTCCAGCACCTGTTGTAGCAGACATTTCATCTATATAAGATTTTACTAATTCTTTTAGTTTATTTTTTTCCATTATGAATCTTTTTTAATTCATTGTGCAACTCTTGGTATTGTAATAAAGCAACAATATTATCGTCTTTTACAGTTTTAGATTCTAAAATAGGATTAATAAGATTTATTGTCTCATTTACTTTAATTTTAATTGTGGCGTCTTCTATTTTAGGTAATAATTTTAAAAGAGATTCTTTTAAAGATGTAAATTTAGTATCTACATACTTTTTAAGATTAGTAGTATTAGAAATATTATTAATATATTCTTTTAATACTTCTTTCTGATCATTGGATAATGTTTCAAATCTAGTATTAAATTTCTCTAGCATTATTTTATAAACTAAAGCACGAGTACCTTTATCTAAAGTTTCAAACTCACTTACTGTTGGTTGTATTTCTTTTACAAGTTGAGATTGAGCTATATGCTCCAAAATATTCATTTTAGAGGTAAGTATAGTATCAATATGATGGGAAGGGAATAAATTAGCTTCTAATAAGGTATAAGTTGAAGACAATAATTTATAATTATTAATCTTAGCTTTAAAGAAATCATCAATATCAAAATTAGATTTAATTTCTTTAATTAAATTATACTTTTCTTTAGATAATTTAACTTGATTTAAAGATTTGTTTATCTCTAATATAGTAGAAATAATAGATTCAGCTTTGGCTTCACTAATATTCTGAGTTTTTGATAATGATTGATATAATTTATTTTCTCTAGATAATTCAGTATTAACAAAATATTTTTTAATTAAAGATACAGCTTTAGAGTCATGATTAGACATTGTATCAGCTGTAATTTTTCTTACGAGAAGTTCAAATAGTATACCTGTATTACGGAATTTATTATGCTTAATATTAGCCATTTATGTTTTGTATAGTTAACTACTAATTATAAATATTAACTTTATTTATCTTCCTTTAAGAGGTTATCTTCATTTAATAAATTACTTTCTTCAAATAATTTAACTTTTTGTTTAGGGAACATATCTTTTAAAGAATTGGACATTTGATTGTAAGCTATCTGAGTATTGAAATTTTCAAGTGCTAGAGGAGATCCACCTTTGTAAGCAGTTTTAAATCCTTTAGATTCAGAATCATCTTTTTTCATAGCATCCCTACCTAATCTATCTTTACCTAATGCACTATCTTGAGTATTATAACTAGATGCTTTCTCTTTAGGACGACCTAATACTTGTTCAGGATAGGTATCTGATTTTTCATCATATCCTTTAGGAGTACCTTCAGTACCTGGGTATCTACTTGAACCATAAAGTGATGCTAATGAATGTGGTGTACCATAAGCTTCTCCAGTTTTATATGGATCATTACCTTCAGTTTCTATTTGATCTAGTCTAAATTTACGTTTAGCATCTTCAATAATTAAATCTCTATATTCATCATATTGATCTTCACTAAAATGGAAGATATTATCATAAACCCAATCAGTTGGAACAATTTTGTTTTGGATTAATTCAATAGCTAATGCTGATTTTTCCTTCAGTAATGCTACTTTTTCTTGCTCATATATAATTGAAGGAACAGTTAGTGATAAATTAAAATTAGTTAATGATTCCCCATCATATCCTTGCGCGTATAAATGTACTAGGGCAATTTTTGTTAATTCTGATATTATTATACGTTGAAGTCTTTCTACTGTACGAGCAAATCTAATATCCTCCGCTGCCAATGTAGCTTTACCTGTTAAGTCTTTTTCATATCCAAAATAGGCTTTTGGTACTTTTAAAGCAGCAAATAATTTATCTTTTAGATAATTAACATCTTCAATAGCTGTATAATCTAAACCTTTTGTAGTTTCAATTCTAGTTGTTGCATCACCACCTCTTACAGGAATATAAAAATCCTCAAGAATGTTTTGCATATTATATTTTAAGTTATACTCACCTGTGTTTGGATCAACATAAGGTGTTTTTTTCATTTTATTAATAGTACGTTGCATAAAATTTTCTACCTCATTAGGTGGAATATTACCAACATTAATAAAGAATGTACGTTTTTCAGGTGCTCTAACAATACGATGTATTAACATCGCATCTTCCATTAAAGTTAATTGTTTAAATATTTTACGAGCGGGTTCAATAAATGATCTACCATAAGGTAAATAATTAAAATCTGATAGTAATCTAAAGTGAGCCATTTCATAATTATCAAACTGAATATCGCTATCATTGTTACGGCTATATTGAGAGATGTTTTGAGGACCCATTGTAGATTGCTGAGATGAAAAAGTAGGATCATATTTGAATTTTACTTCTTGTGGGCGTTCTGGGTTTCTACCTTCTAGTCTAATAATTGAATAAGATGAAAATGGTATTACACCATATACTCCAAATTTTTCTGATATTTCTAATTTAAGATAAAAATCTCCATATTTACACATATTACGAGTCCAAGACCAAAGATTAAATTCAATATTTAATACATCGTAGAATAAATTGTAAAGTATTTTTTGTATTGTTTCATCAGAAGAACGTATCTGTAATACTTCCCCCATATCATTTCTTAAACAAGTTTCATCAGCTAATATATCTAATGTAGAAGCAATAATAGAATCACTATCCATTAACTCATAGTCAGTATAAAGTTGAATACGAGTAGTTGGATATGAAGTATCATTATTAAAGTTAAAATTTAATCCTCCTGTAGTAGTATATACTTTATTATATCTGTCAAATAAAGAGTTTGTTTGGATAGTACCAAGTTGTTGAATACGGTCTGTATCCATTACTTTTAACTGATTACCCCCAACGTTTCTTATTATAACATCTGTTGAAAATAATCGTTGTAATCTACCAAAAAATGATGTATCTACCATAAATCTAATTATATATTAATAAATATTAAAGTTTTAACCAAGAAGCCAATCTATGTCCTCCATCCCTCCCATACCATTATCCATTTTATATGGATTTTGAGCTTGAGGACTATGTGAATATATACCAGGAGATTGTTGAGTTGTGACATGAAAACTACCTAATGTAGCACGTGTTAAATCCATACCCTGTTGTCTAAATCTTAACGCAGTATCACGTAAGAATAAACCAATACTGAATGCCATTACTAAGTCATCATTATAACCGTTTTGTGACTGGGCTTTGCCATGTTTCCAAACGAAAGTTCTTAGCTCATCTAGCAATCTTTTAGATTGTATTGTGACAGATTTTTCTTGTATGTAGGAAATTAATTTTGAAACACATAATGGACGTGTTTTTTGTGAAGTTGTAAAGCCAGGTATCATACCTTGCCCGTTCTCCATTCTAGCTAATTGATTTTCATTAGCTCCCATTGTAGTATCGGCTTTAGAAGAGTAATATAAATTTCTATATCCCCTTTCTATTAAATGTTCTAAAACACTCCATCCTATATTAGCGTTTTCTACTACTAATAAAGCATCATTATATTCAGTTGCTATTGAAAATAAAATATGGGCATAATCTCTTGTTTGAACTTGTGCTCTATATTCAGCTACTTGTTTAGCAGCCTCAATATCAAACACATGAAATGCCGAGTAATCACTACCATCTCCTCTAGCAACATCTGCTACAACCATATAAGTTTTTGTAAAATCAGGTATTTCCCATATCCATAAAGCTCCCTCTATCCCTCTTCTTTCTATAGGGTCAGATGTAAATGAAGCTTCTAAGAAATTAAGCATATCAGGTTCAATAACTGTGTCTCCAGATGTGCTAAAATCGCAATCACATTCTTGTGCGGCATGACGTAATCCTAGAATTTCATTTTGATCATCTCTCCATTGTTGGTTTCGTTCAGGATGAACAGTCCAAGGTAAAGATAAAGGAACAAATTTGTTTTCTTTATTTTGTGCTTTAGTAAAAGATTTATGAAACCAATTACCTGTACCATAAGGTGTAGACAAAGCAAGACATTGTCCTCCAGTAGCTAAAGTTTGTTGAGCAGAGGCAAAAATTTCATCAATACCTTCAATAAAAGCCGCCTCATCAATAATAAGAAAAGAAACAGCTTCTGATCTACCAGCATCTGCTGTCGCTCCTACTGCTTTAATCTGTGAACCATTATTTAACTTTAATGAAAGTTTATTATTTTCTGATGGTTTATCTCCAGATTTTAACCATTTAGGTAAAGCATCATAAGCAAAACGTACTTTAGTAACCATATTCTTAGCAGTTTCTTGCTTAGTAGCGATACAAAGTATATTTTTGTCTTTTTGGAATAACATTAACCACAAAGAATAAGCTGATGCTAATGTTGATATCCCTAATTGTCTTGATTTGTTAATAATTGTATACTCATTTTTTTGAATCTGCTGTAATACTTTTTCTTGGAATGGGTATAAATTAAATTGGATCCTACCCCTTTGTGGGTGTTGAATCCAATAGTATTTTTTCATAAAATAGACTGGATCCTGCGAGCAGCGGATCCATTCTAATTTTATAATTTCCTTTAAAGGGAGTTGTTGTTGTATTTCAGACATAACTAATTTAGAAAGCTTTATACTCCTAATTTTTTACTTAATTTATTAATTTGAGCAGTTAAGTCTTTTAATTTAGATATAGCTGTTTTATCACCACCTTTAAAAGCTTTGTTTACTTCTAATCTTTCATCTTTAAGAGCTCTTAAAGCTTTAATCATTTCATCTTTACTTCTTGAGTCTTTTTCAACTTTAGTATCGATTTTATCATCAGCTGATGGTTCAGATTTAGCTTTAGATGGAGTAATTTTAATTTTTTGTTCTCCTGGAGTTTTAGCAGCTTTTGGCTCTTTAGGTTCAGCAGCAGGTTTATTAGGATCTGCAGGACGTCCTGTTCTTACAGCTGTTGGAGAAGATGAAGCAGCAATATATTGAGCTAAATCTTTTTCTAATACTTCTCTTGATTTTGGATTGTTCCAAGTAGCGATATCTTTACCTTGAGGATTTTCAGGGCTAATAGTAGCTTTTTTAAATTCTTTATAATCAGCTTCACCTTCTTTTTCTAAAGCATCTAATGTGTTATACATAGCTGATCCAGGTCTAAATTTTGCTTTTTTAGCTGCAATTGCTTCTTTAGCTTCTGGAGAATCATCTGTTACTTTATAGAATGAAGCCATTTCATCTAACATTTCATTTTCTTCTAAATCGTCTTCTTGTAAATAAGAAGCATCAAAATTTTCAGTTAAAAGAAAATTCTTTGCTTTTTTTAAATCAAAATCACTATTAATGTTCATTTTTTTATTTTTTAAGTTATTGGTTTTGATATAAATATTATAAAGAAATTACTTCTAATATTTGTTTAATTCTTTCCTCAGTTGTACCTGATAATGTATGAGAATTTTTAATTCTATGGTTATAATTTTTACAAATATCTTTAATTATAAAATCAATTAAGTCCCTATACTCAGCATTAGTTTCCCTTACATCATTATCTTCTATTTCTACTCCTTCAGGAGAAACATAAAAAATATAATCATATTCATTGATAAAATTACGAGCATACTCTTCATATGAAATTTTATCTGCCTCTTTTATAGACTTAGCAGCACTTGTAAAAGCCATTACATCAATAACTGTTCTATCAGTAATTAAGTTTTCATGCATTAATTCAGCACAACGTTCTGATAGAAATACAGTTTGACCCTTCATTGTAGAATCAGTATTTAAAGGAATACCTAAATCTCTTAAATATTTACTACGTTCAGTAGAAAATTTATAATCTTTAAATTGTGGTAATTCTTTTAAAGCATTAACTAATGTTGTTTTCCCGACACTTACTGTGCCACATAAACCTATTTTCATATTAAAATCTTGATGTTACTTGTGGATTTTTTTCTGGTGGTACTCCATGTCTGTCTCTACGGGCTTCTAACCATTCATCTTTAGTGTATTGAAAACCATATAAATAGTATTCGTCTTTTTTCTTTAATTCCTTAGCATACTTAAGAGCAGGTTCATCCCATGAGTGGAGCTTCCCATCAAAGTATATAATAGTCCTACCATCAGTTGATGTAAGGGTTCTTGATTTATAATCAATATTCGTAACGTTTTCCATTGGAAATTTTATTTGGTTTGTTCTATAAAAGATATAAAATCTTTAATAATTTCCTGTTTAGCAGGTGTTGCTTTCTTATAAGCTTCGCTTAATATAATATTAATATCTATGGTATCCAAAGATTCTACAAGAAGCTGTTTAAGAGGAGTTAAAGCACTTTCAGCTAAAATATACTCTGCGCCTTCTCCATAATCTTCAATATCATTTAAATATAATTCTATATATTTTTGTAACCTATTTTGAGAAGTATTCATATATCATTTTTTTAACATGTTTAACAATTTCTTTAATATTTTTAATTTGAGTATTTAACCACTGCATACGTTCACCCATACGTTTTCCCGCCATAGGAGTTTCAATATGATCTTCTGGGATGTATTTAAGTAAGGGTTTCATATATTCGGTTCCTGTTAGACATATAAAATGGTCAGTTTCAGGATTAATGTCATGAGATTTCATTTGTTTTGCTACTTCTGCACCCCAAGCTTCTTTTTCATCTTTAGGCATTTCTTTAAGAGTTTTATCATAAGGTTCTAGGACTTTAGTTAAAGGAACTAGATAATGTTTAGCAGATAAAATAAACATTTTGTCAGGTTTAAGCGACTTACCGTACTCTAAAGTTTTTTTGAATGTAGGCGACGCAGAATATAAATCCTGCGCTTGAGACGGCTTATCTAATTTAGATTTGGTGCAGCTTAATAATACTATAGTAGACATTTATAATGATTTTAATATAAATATGTAAAATATTAAGAAAATTCATTATACCATGTATTATCAACCCATTGAGATTTAATCTTTTTAATAATAGTAAAATACTTTTTCCAATCTATAGCACCAATATCTACAAAATGTTTATATTGTTTGCCTACTCTATTATCATAGGCATATCTCGATTTATGAGATAATGTAATTGATGGATGATTTACTTTAAGTTTTACCCCATTATAATCAACATAAATTATATCTTTAGGTTTAATATACTGGCTATTAAAAAAATCTATAGTATATTCTATATTACCATTATCACCTGATGGTGTAACCCATTCTGTAGAAAATTTGTATAATTGGATTAATTCTTTTTGAGCAAAATGTTTATCAGTTTTATTATTACCTTTTATTTTATGCCCATTCATTTCTGTAGTATCATAATCTCCTTTACCTATCACATAATTTAAGTTAAAGAAATCTTTAAAAACTAATAATTCATCTTCAGTTAATGGTTCAGTTAAACTAAAATCAATATCAGGTTTACGATTTTTAAAATCATATTCTACAATACCCATTATATATAAACCTAAACTACCACCTAAAATTAATTTATCACTTAAATTAGTTAATGGAAGAATAATATCGTCATACTTTTGAGGTAAATTATTAACTGTATTTGGTTTATAACCATTATGTATTCTACTTAATATATTTTTAAACATAATTATTGGATTTTAATTTTAGTACCTGGTAATTCATCGTTTATTTTTGATTTTGAACTGTGCACCCATAATATAGGTTTTAATGGTTTAGTAGCAGGTGAACAGCATTCTCCGTCTGTTAAATAAATTAAATTATCAAATTCATTTTTATGTTCAACTAAATACTTCATTACAGGTTCAAAATCAGTACCACCTCTACCTTGAACAGATAAGTCTTCTAAATTACCTTTGTATTCATAAACTCTTTGAATATTAGCATCACATTCTACTACTGTTACTTTAGTACCTGTTTTATAGATATGATATATTTCATTAAAAAATTCTGCTAATTCACTATTAGAGACTGAACCTGATGTATCAATTGCAACTAATGTTGATTTTTTAAGTTTAATTTTTAAAGCAGGATTACCATAAAAACGTTTATTAGGTTTACGTCTTGTTTTTTTAGTGAATACTTTATTTGATGTGTTACTAAATCTACGTAAATAGGCTTTCCAATCTAATACAGGTTCTTGTACTTCAAATAAAGAACTAATATAATCCTTCATTTCTGATGGTATTAAACCCCTATCTTTAGCACGTTTTTCTAATTGACTTGCTATTTCTTTTAATTGATGATCAACTTGTTTACCTATTAATTTACGTTCAGCTTCATTCATTCCTTCCATTGCTTCCCACAACTCATGAATATCAATTTCCATACCATTCATAAAATCAGCAAAGTCTCCGTTCGGATTATTATCTAACTCGTCTTGAAGTTTTTCGTAATAATATTTAGTACCTTGTTTAGGAAGTAAATTTAAAGGTTTATAAATACCCTCATCCAATTCTAATCCATCCCATTTTTCACCTTTATAATCAGCTTGAATATATTGGTTAATTTCTAAATCCGCAGCAACATTATATAATTTCTTATTAGGAAATCTATCAAAATGTTGTAAATGGAAAAATGCAATATGAAGTAATTCATGTTTTAGAACACCTAATTTAGTATTCTCATCTAATGATTTCCAAAAGTCGGGATTAATACAAAGTTTAATGTTTATGTTATCTGGTGTAACACAAGCAGTAGGAATAGATGTAGTTAATTCCTTGTTGAGTGAAATTAAAAATAAACCATAGAATGGTTCTTTTAACATTAAACTTTTAGAAAATTTAGTAACTTCGTGATAGATAGACATAACCTTTTTTTAAATTAATAATACTTAAATATACTATTTTAAGACTTAAGAGCCAAACTAATTTCTGATAGAATTAGTGAATTAGGATCTATTGATAACATTATATTGATTTTATCTTTGACATAGTCAGTAATAATTTCTTTAGATTCTTCATCATTTTGGTGGATTTTATATAGACTTAAACTAAATTTTACCCAATCATCTCTAAAATTGATGTTTTTAGTATTATAATATTTTATAATACTTTTAAAACTTCTATGATTATTTATACTTTTACCACTACCCCAATTAAATTTATCTATATGTTTATTTAAAAGAAGTGCAATTTTAAGTGAATCTTTTTCAATATTAACATTACTTAACATTTCTAATGCCATATTAATATTATCCTGATCTTTGCTGTCAAACATGCTATCTAATGTCTTTAAATAATCTTTGTCTAATTCAATTCCATCACTATTAAGTGTTTCTAGAATATCATTATCAAATGCAATTTTAATATTAGGATTTTTAAAAACATATTCTAATAAACTGTAAGTATCAATTAAACTTCCTCCCCAAATTTCTTTACATTTGTAAAATTCTAATGAAGTTTGTTTATAGATAAATTCTTTAAGAGTATGAGATATAGGATTATTTAAATAAAAATCATTATGTATAAAAAGATGATCTTCATTTGTAAATTTCATACGATCTTTAGGAAGAAGACCATCCTTGCGATTATTATAACCAGTTTTATCACTATCTGGAGTTATCTCTTTTAATAGTTTATAATTTTCTGAGGTTTGGTCTATTTTGAAATAATTATCTGATATTGATTTTCTGATTTGTACATATAATTCATTTATATAACTTTTATTAATAATTATATTATCACATTGTTCAACTCTTGATGTTTTTTTACCCTTAGTTGTTTCAAAATATTCTTTTAATTTATGTCTAGGGATATTAGATAATTTTCCTGTATAAGTTTTTCCAGGTAAATCAACATTTTTAGACTGATTGATTATAGACTCTAAGAAAGTTAAATAATCAGTTCTTTCTTGTTCAGTGAACATTATAACATCAGATGCTCCTTCCCAATAAATGTAACGTAATTTATTATTTTGAGTTGTTAAGATAATTGAATTTGGATATAACATAACCTTTTTTTTAAATTAATAATGCTTAAATATAAGAATAATAAAAGGGGAGGCCAAGCCTCCCCATATTTTTATTTCATTATAAATTCAACTAACGATTTGTCCATCATCATAACCTTAAATTTAGATGGATTATTATTGTAAACTGATTTTACCATATTGTAACAAATATCAGTTGTAAATACTTTTTCGTTAACAATTTTAGATAACCTTTCAGTTACTGTTTTTTCTATTGGATTTTCTTTAGAGAATAAATCTAAGAAATTAATTATTCTAGTTGATAAAGTTGATGCAATATCTGCTCTATATTTATCTTCTTTACCTGTTAATGATTTTAAAGTATTTAATACATACTGTTCATCCTGACTCATTATATTTTCAGGTGAAATCATTTTATCTAGTTTATTATTAATAAACATAGTGAATAAACTACTAAATTCTGGTCCTACTGAACCCTCACCTACCATTTGTATAAGAGGTAATGAATCATTAAAATTCTGAATAGATGATATTGAATTAAAAAACATAGATATACTTCTACTATTTATACTTTGTGTAACTAATTCTGGATGCATTAATAAGAAATTAATACATCTACCATCAATTTTATTTTCCTCAGCCCATTTAGCCCAACAATTAATATCGAATTTTAATTGTACTGAAATGAAACGTGTTTTTTGTGCATTATCTATACTATTAACTAAATAATCTCCATTATCAGGATTAGCAGTTAATATAATATGCCAATCTTTTGGTAAAGACCAACTAATATATTGTTGTCTATCAATTAATTCCATTACAGCTTGTATAAATCTAATATCAGCTCTATTCCAGTCATCTAATAATAAAATCCCACCATTGGTTTTGTTAGCTATCCATTCAGGTGGACAATAACTCATTCTATTTTGACCAGTCGAACTATAACCTAGTTTAAGATATTCATCAAATGCATGTTCATCTACCCAAACTGTTTCTTTATCATCTTTTACTTCAAATTGACGGATTGGAAAACCTACTAAATCACCAATTTCTTCAATTTGGGCTAAATTTAACTTAACAAAACTTAAATTTTGTTCTTTAGCTAATTGAATGATAGCAGATGTTTTACCAATACCTGATTCACCTATTACTTCAGTTGATACAGGTGTTTTACCTTGACTTTGTAAAAATCGATTGTTCTCAATAATATGAGATAAGAAAGTTTTTAATTCGGTTACATTAACCGATACTAGATTTTGTTTTGACATAACTTTTATTTATAAATTAATAATACTTAAATATATGAATAATAAAAGGGGAAGCCAAACTTATGTTTTAGCTCTAACATTTAATAAAGTTCCAGCTTCATTGTAATCATAAATTAATTCCTCTTCTATACTAAATAACTCATCATAGAATGCTAAATGAGCGTCTTGAACTTTTTTCCAATTAGGTTGTTGTTTTAAATGTAAATAATATTCAGATATCTTTTTAGAATAAGGTTTAGATGAAAATATACACATTAATGCTATATTCTCTACAAAATGACAAGTATTTAAATCATTAGTATCAGCATTTATTAAGATTTCAGTTGCCATTTCAGCATTACCTTCTTCTTTAGAACCAATCATTTCTAATAATTGATCATATGTTTTTTCATCTATTATATGAATGTCAGAATATTCCATAACCTTTTTGTTTAAAAATATAAAATAAAAAATGGGAGGCCAAGCCTCCCTTTTAATTAATTAGATTTTAATATATCTTCAGCCACATAAATACCTTGTGCACCACTCACTGTTATACCTCTAGCACTTAAAGCATCACCAACAAAATGGACATTTGGAAATTTAGTTAAAGCTAAATTAGTATAATCAACGAGTGGCTCAGGACTAAGATATTTTACCTCCGGTATATAAATCCCCCAATCATCTTTTAATGTTGGGAATACTTTTTTCATATCATCAATAAATTCATCTATGTAGTTAAAATAACCTTCAAATGTTCTTCTCACACTAGTCATATCAGCATCAGTTATTTGGAAAGCTTCTACCAGCTCATTTTCTGAAGTAGTAGATGGTTTACGAGAAGGAGAATAATATAACCCTCTATGATCTATTGATTGGCATTGTTTTACAACTTCTCTACTCCAAGTAAATGGATCTTCAATACCATTTAACTCCATTATAATACCAAAGTTAGTCATATCATTTCGATAACGTTCGTCTTTCTTAGCATGACCGTTGTAAGTATAGTTTCCATATGTTTCTTCTACTGCAACATAAGCGGCATTATTATTAGTACAGAATGAACGTAGTGATACTCCTTTATCATCAAATTTTCTATATAACTTAAAGTCATATGAAATATCAATTAGTTTTTGAAAATGATGTTGTGGTGCTTCAAAACGAACACCAATTTGTACTGATTTAGGTTCAGTTGGTAGATCATATTCTTCAGCTAACTGTTTACCAAAGTCAATACCTGATTTACCTACAGCAAATATTAATGTATCTCCTCCTAAGTAATAGGTTTTACCTGGTTCAGATAATGGGTTTAAATGAACCATTATTTTATATTCAGGAGTAGATGGTTTAAAATTAATATATGTTACTTTAGTTTCCCATACAAATTCAACTCCATTATCAACTAAATACTCATACCAATTTTTAGCAATTTCTAATAAATAATCAGTTCCAACGTGCCATACAGGAAATAAACGTAAACCAAAGTATGGTTTAATAAAGTCAGGTTCAGCATCAGGATTTGAACATTGTACCTCTTCAGGTTTAGGGTGAAAACGTTTAAAGTTAGTGATAACTTGATCCATTAATTCCATTGCTTTATCTTCACCACAGTATTTTTTTAATTGACCTCCAATGGCAGTGTGGTAAGTTAATTTACCATCACTCCACCCTCCCGCTCCGAGGAAACCTGTCATTACTTCGCTTGGTAATCGTTTATGAGGATCTTTCCCCATATCAATAATGGTAATTTTACCTTTATAGTTGTTATCTATTAGTTTAGTTGCAGCATTAATACCTGCTACTCCTGCACCTACAATTACAATATTTTTACTCATGTTTTAAATTTTATTTTTAAATATAAGAAGGCTCCTTATAGGAGCCAAACTTATTAATTAGTTTTTTAAATTATATTAAGCCTAATATAAAATTAGCAGAGGTTTGTTCTTCTTTTGTTCCATTTTCAGCATAATATTTTAATTTATTATGATAATTTTTTAATGTAGAATTATAATTACCACTTTCATCAAACATTTCAGCACGAGAAATACTTTCTAAATACTTTGTATAAGATGTAACTAAAGATTTAAGTGTATTAGGTTTATTAACTTGAATTTCATTTAGAGTATCTAATATTTTTCTATAATCTACATAATTTCCTCGGTGTATATCACTAGCTTTTGTTCCTTTTTTTTGGAGCCAAACATGATTTTTAGTAGGAGGATGCGTACCTCCCCATCCTCCTCCCCAAGGATCAAATTCTAATACCTCATAAGTGTTTCCATTAATTTTATATTCTCCTTTATCAAGTATTTGATCCTTTGTACTTCCAATTTTAGGTTTATTTATTTGAATTTCATTTAGATTATTAAAGTTTTCTTGATGTTTTTTAGGTACTAAACAATCTTTTTTATTTATGAGTATATCACGATTAAACATATCTTCAGGATCTTCAGGTATTTCAAATTTATCACCATCTATTATAGAATCATTATCCTCATTACTAATTGCAAAAGGAATTCTATTCTTATTTAAATAATTTATCACATCTTCATGTAATCTATCAGAATATATATCTTCTTCATCAAGGTTAACACTTACATAATCTTTTGAAAAATAAGATGTAGAAATTAAAAAATTATCACCATTTAAATTAAAGGTAAAATAAATATTTCCTGACCTAGTATTTATATTTACTTCTACTTCTAATTTTCCCCTTCCTGGTTTATTTATTTGAATTTCATCTAATAACTCTTTTATATCAAGTTCAAATTCAGGTTTCATTAATTCCCAAAGATCATTCCCATCATTAATTTCAGATTTTTCAGGATTAGGATTTATACATTTTACCATCCATGTATAATAATCACCACCATGAACTGAAGGCACTGTTTGTTCAAGAATAGATGTAGGTTGGAATTTTAAAGATTTTAAATAATTACTAATTTCTTCTTCTTTGTATTTTTTATAAGTATCTATATTTAGTAATATGTAATCATTTTTATAATATATCAAAATATCATTAAGATCCATTCCCTTATCCCTTAAAGCTGATTTTAATTCTCTTCCTATCCAAATTTTACCTATTGCAGGTTTTTTAATTTGAATTTCTCCTAATTCTTCTTGTTGGTTTCTATAATCTTTTATTATATCTAGGATTTTATCAATTAATAATCTTTCTAAAGGGCCTGTTTCACCATCATTTTTTTCTCTTTCTATTTTAGCCCATTTATCAAAATTATCTCCTTCTACTCCAGGTTTACCTTTTATATAATCATCAAAAATAGGATAATAAAGTGCATCTACCATATCACTATCGTCATATCTTTCTTCTCCTTCATAATCTTCTAATTCAGGGAAATATTTTTCATTAGGAATATTGTCTAATAATCTTGTTAAAGAATTTACAGGATCATTAGGTTTATTTACTTTAATTTCGTCTAATGATTTAGAATCAGATTCTTCTATCTCTAAATCACTCATATCATATACTCTTTTTAAGTCATCAGTTGCACCGTTAGTATATCCTGATGCTATTGGGTCTCCACCTAAAGTGGAATCACCTGATATGTTTCTTTTAATTACTTTATCTTGATCATTTATTAATACCCATTTATCATAAGTACCATCTGAACTAGGTTCAGGTAGTAAAATTAAAGTTTGTCCTTTATCTTTTATAATAAAAGGAGAAGCATACATTAATTCAAGATAATCTGGATTTTTGTTATATTTTTCAGTTAATTCTATAAGGATTTTTCTTTCTTCTGAAGTTAATTTAGCCCATTGTTTAACATCTATAGGTATAGGTGTTACATCTTGAGGAGGTTGTGATTTAGCATCTGCTAATTCTTCATCAGATATATTAGTATACTTACCATATTTCCAAGGTTCATATAATTTAGATACCGCCTTAAATAAAATTTTTAATTTAGGATTATCAATATAATTAACAGCTTCAGGAGGTAAAAAACCTAAATATTTCAATTGTGAATTAACATATTGTTTAGTTACTTCTTTTCCAAAATACTTTTCTATTAATTCAAAAGTTAAAAATGATTCTTCAGAACCGCCTTTACCAAATTCTTCATAGTATTTTTTCTGACCAGGTTCATCTAGATATTTAACATAAGGTAGAGGGATAGGAGTTGATCCATAATTAGTATGTCTAAATCTAAATATAGCATATCTTTTAGCTAAAGCTTCATTATCTTTTAAGATAGAATAAGGGAAAGTTTGTCCACTATCAATAGCTACATTAGCTAAAGTAGTTGATCTTCCTTCTAAACTAATTTTATATTGAGATAAAATACTTAAAATATCATTAGATAAAGTATTTTTAGAGGCTTTACCTTGTATATAAAGTATTTTTTCATCTTGATTTAATTCCTTAAATTCATCTAAAGATAAATTTTTACCTGATACAAATTTTCTTCCTCTTTCAACTGCTGATAAAGCTATAGGTTTAAAATATTGTTTTAAGTTTTTAATTTTAGCCCACGTATCAGCTGGTACTATTTCTGGTATCGCTTCCCATGATGCAGCTCTTGTATCTCCTCTATTATCTGCTGATGTAATTACATAAGATTCTCCGTCAGTATTAACTTGAATTACAAATGCATGCCATTGATCTTTAAAAGGAGAATGTTCTGGGGTTGATTCTTTAGATCTATCAAATACAAAATAGAATGTAGGTGAAGATTCTGCAAATCTATAATAATCATAATTAGTATTACCTATTTGAGTCACACACCAACCATATTTTTTTCTTTTAGTTTGAGTATCAACAGGATTATATGAGATACATTTATGAACATCATCTCCTTGGTAAATTTCTATACCATCTTTATCATAAACTTTATCAGCGTCTGTTGTAGCTTCATTATCTCCTTCTTCTCCAGTTACTTGTTTTTGTGAAGGGAATAAAGAATCTAATGCCTGTTCAAAAGGTTGCCATTGCCAGTTACGAGGATCTAAATAAAGATTATTTTGGAGTAAACGTTTTGGTATTAATTCTAATACTTCTTCTTTGGTAAAATTTCCGTCTTCAGTTCCATTTTCTACAGCGTATTTTAAATTATCCTTTTTAGTCATAAAACGAGCTACATAAGATTGAGCTGTAGCTTTATCAATTTGGTATTTTGTTGCAAAATTTTCAATTGCATCTTTTTTAACTTTATCAGGATTTTCAGGGTAAGATTTGATTAATTTAATCATATCTTCTAATGAATAAAGTTCTATATTTCTAGGATCTTTTCTCTTTATTTCATCAGGTATAACTAATATATCTAATTTTTGGGGGATACTACTTTTAATTTGCTCAAAACGAGTAATTAAAGCTCTTGCTGCTTTTACCTTAGAATCTTGGGATTGAGGATTTGGATCCATTTCCCATTTAGTTAATATTTTAGATACTGTGCTTTCAGGGTATTCTCTAAGAAGTTGATTTTCATCTAAGTTATTATTATTCATTATAGCTCCATAATCTTTAAGGAATTCTATATAATCTTCAACTGTACTATCTAATTCATTCTCTTTTATATAGTTAGCTATATCAGTTTTAGATATAGTTTTATTATCTTTAGTTAATTCTATAACTATAATAAAAGCATCCGCTATATCTTCACTCTCATTATATTTTAAATAATCATATAAATCATCTGCATCTGTATCATTTTCCCAAATATCGGGATTTTTAATATAATATTTAACTGTAGGAGTTAAAAAATATACACCTACTGCAGGTTTATTTACTTTGATTTCATTTAAATCCTCATCATAAGGTTTGTCATTTTTAAAGTCTGTTATTTGGGGTATAATTGTCCATTTTCCATTCATAGCTTCTTTAGCAAATCTATCCATTTCCTTATATTGTTCTTCAGTTTCTTCTTGGTTATACCCATTATAATAATAAAATAAATAAACAGGTACAAATCTAAAATAAATTTTAATAATATCTTTTAAAGAAGAAATTGGATATTCTGATTCATGATGTACATCATCTATAGCTCCTTCCTGATAAATTATATTAGAAGGTATTTGAGGATTTAATACTATTAATTCCTTCACAGAATCCTCAATATTACCATAATCAATAGTATCAACTAGTCTATCTAAATCTTTAGGTAGGTTAAGTTTAATAAATTGGCCTGGTTTATTAATTTGAATTTCACTTAATTTATCTGCTTTTAAAAATTTAACTTGTAGATAATCTTGAAATTCAGGATTATAATTAAAAATATCATCAGGTTGTAGATGATCTTGATTATCTAAAGTCTTATCAGTCATTTTTTCAAAATCATATTTATCAAATTCTCCTTCTCCCCAACCTTCTATATAATCTCTAACATATTTAATACATTTAGAATATATATTATCTATATTAATTTCATCAAAATAATACTCCCAAGTTATTTTTTCTAAATATTTTTTTAATGTTGTATTTTCTTCTAGATAATTTTCAATATCTTCTCTAGTTACAAGATTAGAATTAGAATTAGTAAGTAATATTTCCTCACCATCATAATATAATTCATAATTGTTAGCTATCATTTGTTTTATAATAAAAGAAGCAACTATATCATAATTACTATCTCCTTCAGATATGTAAGTATCATCAAGTAAATCATATAAAACTAAATTGTTATAGTCTCCTATTGTTGCTTTTATATACTTTACAACTCTATCTTTGATAATATTTTTAGTTTCCTCAGATAAAGGTGATGAAATTTTAGGTTTATTTATTTTAATTTCGTTCATTATTTTTTAATATAAGGTAAAATATCTTGATGACGTATAGTTAAATTAACAAAAATATATCCTCCATCTCCATCTAAACTAAATTCATAAATTGGAATTTTATATTTTCTAAAATTATTTATCATAATTTTTAATTCATCAGTGTCATAAGTAGGATCTATATCCTCTATAAAACTTATTAAATCATCAATTTCTTCAGGATTATTTTCATCAATATTAGGAGCAAATTCTTTATCATCATAACCTAATTCATCATCTAAATGAGAATTCATTGTTAAATACTCATCACCCATAAATAAATAATAACCACCTTGATTATCATGATAGTCATAAGATTCATCATCAGATTCATCTTGTTCAAAATAAAAATTAACTCCAGGTTTATTTATTTTAATTTCTTGTAAAAGTTTATTTTCTGTGATGTATTGTTTAATGTTAAAGTTAGTCATCATTTTTAAAATTAAGTAATTTTTGTAAATCTTGTTCAAAGACATTTAATTCTATAGTATTATAATTACCAGATTTTAGTTTACTATTTAATTGTTTTCCTAGTTTATCTAAAAATTTTATACCCTCTAAATCATCTCCTTCAGTCCATAATGTTACTTTATTTCCAGAAACCTTACCATCAATCCATGGTCTATAATTATCAATAGGATGAATATGTAAAATATAGTCAGTAGCATAACCTAATCCCCATTTTTTAAAATCTATTGTTGTAGGCTTATTTACTTTGATTTCCTGTAGAAGTTTATTTTTAGATAGATATTTTCTTAAATTAAAATTTTCATCTAATCCAGTAGAATCATAATCATCAGCTTTTAGATCATCTTTTATATCTCTTAAAGTATCATCTACCCATTTTCTTTGTTGAGGAGTTACTTCTTCATTAATAGAATTTTCAACTAATGATAAAAACTCATCATCTTCTAATTGATATACATCTTGTAAGAAATATTCTCTAAGTCTAGGTTCATCTGAGTATTTACTGTCTATGAATAGATCGTTTAATGCTTCATAAATTATTTGACCATATTTTATATCGTTAGGTTCGTTAGCTAAAGTATCTACTTTATTAACTACTGCTTGGTTAGCTGCTTTATCTCCTTTAAATCCTTGTAATGAAATTAATTCGTGTAATCCTTTATTAATTTCATGAATTAACATTGGAAAACATATAGCACGGGCTTTTATTGTAATACCAGAATCTTCTATTTCTTTCATAATAACTTTAGAAGAACCACCAGCCATTTTATGCCCTTGAGCTAATTGAGCTAACATCATAGCTACAGCATTTGGATCATGATATATCCCAAATGAATTTTTCATGATTTGACTATACTTTTCTACTAATGATGGATCTAATTCATCTAAATGTTCTTTAAATAAATAAAAAGCAAATGCTCCTTTTAAAGCAGCACCTTGTGTAATACCATTTATGATACGACGGCGACCTTCAGGAGTAAGAGTTTCATCTAATGATTTATTTACGTCAGATATACTGCCTAGTTTAGCATCTATGATAATTCCTTCTTCATCTATAACAGGATAAAGTTCTTTCATCATGTTAACAGCTAATTGTTCTAGTTGAGACTTATAAGGAGCCTCAGCTTTAGCTATTTGATTTAATATATCTTGTGATGAAATAAGGGTTTGCATTAAAGTCTTATTACCTAACATATCTTTCAATGTTTCGGCTGACTTTTTATTTAATTTTTCTAAAGTTTGAGGGCTAAATATATCTTGATACTCCATGCTTATTACTTTAAATTTTTAAAACGTTGTGCAATTTTTTTAAGAATTTCTTTTTCGTTTTCTTTCATTAAAGCTTTAGCTGGTGTTGAGTCTGGAGCATCTTTACCAGGACGTAAAGTTCTACGTTTTGGTTTAATAGGTTCCTTAGTACCAGGTTCTAAAACTCCTGGTGAAGTTTCTGGCCCTGATGGAGAAGTTTGTGGTTTGTTTTCGTTTAAAACTTCTTCAAAGACTTCTTGTATAGATTTTTTAATGTAAATTCTAAGTTGTTTATTATCCATTATATTAATTTTGATATAAATATTAGGAATAAATATCTAATTTAAATTACATTGTATTCTATACCTCCGGTTTTTAGATTAACAATACCTTGAATATTAACCATTCTATAATCTTTGGATTGAATATCATATACAGGTATTAATCCTTTTGTATTAGGATCATAAGGTAATACTCCTCCCCTTAAATATGCTTTAACACCTAAACGAGCGTTCATTGTTCGTTTTTCACCATTAGACTTTTTAATAAAAGTAACAGTGAACATTTTACCTTTAGTATCTCGTATCTTTTGAGCTGCTTCTAATTTAGAAATATTTTGAAGTGGTTGTTCTTCAGGAATTTCAGATTCAGGTTTATCAGGTTCAGGTATTGGTTCAGGTTCTACTCTAGCTCCAATATTAAGTTCAGGATCTTGTTCAGGATCTTGTTCAGGATCTTGTTCTCTAAGAATACGTTTTAATTCTCCTTTAATGATCTCTTTTAGTTCTGATTTTTTCATTATCCTAATTCTTCAAAGTTATCATTTTTATCTAAATAGAATTTATCTTCTTTACCTTTACCATTTGATAATGTTAATTCAACATCATTACCAAACATTTTTTTATCAGTAACTTTGACCATTTCTCCTTTTTTAAATATACCAATGTCTCCTCTTAAAGCAAAACTATCTCCAACTTTTATTTGAACTTCTTGTATTTCCTTTAAATATTCATTTAACTTCATAGTATTATTTACAAATAAATATTATTTTTTAATTTTCTCTTGTAATTGTTTAGTAACTATACCTTCGTATGTTCTATTAGCTACAGTATGATATTTATGACAATCATTACATTGTACTTGAATACGTGATGTTCCAGCAGCGGAATAACGAGTTTGAGAATGTCTTAAATCTTCTGATCCACATTCAGGACAAGATGTTTTTTCTCCAGTTGTTAATACTCCAAAGTGTGATTTATGAGGAACGTAATTTTTAAGATGATGAAATACTTTTTCTAAAATAACAACATCATTTTTACAATATTCAACCATAGTTTTCATAGCAGTTTGACTGTTATTTAGTACTATATCTTTCCATAAATCAAATCCTCCAGTTTCAGATTTTTCACCCACATTTAAAAATTGAGCTATATAATTTAAAGTATTACTATTGAATCTAAATTTAGAACGAGCTTGTTTTAAAGTATCAAGTGTAGTATAGTTAGGAAAACAAGAAATTCTATGGAATAAACAACGAGTTCTAATCCAAGGTAAATCAAATCGATCTCCATTATGACCTACTAACTCATTAGCTTCATTAGCTACAGTGATAAACTTTTCTAGTAATTCCTTATCATCTTGATTTTTATCCCAATTTAAAGAATATACTTTATCTTCACCTTCCCATTTATAGCAAATACAAATAATAGCTCTTTCTTTTATAATATTACCGTATGGCACATTTAATTTATATCCAGACTGCCAGAAAAATCCAATGTTTGGGCTAGTTTCAATATCGAAAAATAATCTTTTTTTATTAAGTTTGTTCATAACAAGTTTGTTAAATTAGTATAATGTAATAAGGCTCCTTTGGGGAGCCAAATTTATTTACATTTTTATTCTAAATCTTTTAAATGATTCTTTTAATTCAGGAGCTATTTCTTCTTCAGGTGGAGTTTCTGCTGGTGTTTCTATTGGTGTTTCTTCAGGAGCAGTATTTTGTAGATCAGCTTCATTATTATTTTCTTCAGCAGGTCCTTCACTTCCTGGAGGCATACCTAATTCTAATAATTGAGCTAGGGAATTAATAGCAAATTCTTCTTCAGATAAATTTATTAAATTATATTTTTTACCTGCTATTTTAGCTATATAAGCTTGAGGGCTATATATTAAATGAAATTCTTGATTATTATGGAGTAAAATTCTAAATGTAGTTGGTTTAGGAGCTATAATGAATATTCCAGTTACATAATCTCTAAAAGATGGAGTTAATAGATCTACCATGGTAGCATCTAATGAAGGATATTTTTGTAAGATAAATTCTAATGGGTTACCTTCAAATGTAAGAGGTTCAGAAGATTTAAAATCTTCAATTTCCTCTTTAATCATTTGTTTTAATTCTTTAAGAGCTGATTTTACTTGTATAGGTTTTCCATTAATGCTTAACACATTTTTAAAATATCTTTTTGCATTAACTCCATTTTTGTCTTTAAAAAAGCCAAAATCATCATTTTGAGCATTATTTAAATAGTAAGTCATTTTAGGATCTTTTTTAAACCTAACAGGTTTATCACCAATCCCATTTCTAATTTGATTTAGAGTTAATTCTAACATTATTTTTCTATTATACTAATTAATAAATTTGAAGAGCCTTTTATTACTCTATGATAGGTTTCTTTAGCTATAAATATAGTATCTCCCTCTTTAAGAGTAAAAGGCAATTCATTATCTTTTTGAAATTGCCATCCTTTACCTTCTAATATAGTGACATAACGATCTTTCTCATCTTTATGCCATACTAACTCAGTAGAGTCTATATCAATTTTAAATTCACGTAAACGTGAATTATCTTTATCCATAACTTCTTGATAAGGTTTCATTATACTTCAGAAGTAGTAATAGTGCCCTCTTGTTTAAATCCTATTACACCAGGTACTTTTTTAATATTATTCGCTATAATTTGGATTGTTTCTTCTCCGTTAAATTTATTTTGTTTAACATATGGATAAGGATCTATTTTCATTTCTAGTCTACTTCTAAAATATCTTGAAGTTGGATCTTGTTCCATCTCTACATTTCGTACTACTGTAATACCAGGTAAAGCACGAACATCAGATAACATGTCTTTTTGATTTCTAGCGGTACCATCTACAATAAGAATTCCATTAAGATGGAATATTTTATCAAATGCTGCTTCGTTTAGTAAATTGTTTAATTTTATCATAATTATTGTTTAAAAATATTGCCAATAAATTGTATTAAGACCAAATTCTACTTTATGATCTATAAGACCCGGATCATAAGGTAAAGGAACAATTGATATATAAACTCTATTATCATTATCATCATCAATCATTATTTCATCTTCTTCATTATAATTACTGTATTGTATTATATCAGCATTATACCACCCATTTAATACATCTTCCCAACCCTCTCCTTGACGATCCCATTCAGGATCATCCCATATAAGATCTATTAATCGTTTTTTACCTAATGAATTTTTTTTTAAATAATTAGCTAATTCATCATTATTTTTAAATTTAGGAATACCAGGTTTATTAATTCGTATTTCACTTAATATATTTAAAAGCTTTATCATAATTAGTTATTTGTTATAGGACCTCCTACAACCCAGGCATCGCATGTTCTCGAAGCTGCACATTTAAATTTTAAAAATCTACAGTATCCTAGCTCTCCAGCTTCAATTACATCATGTGGATCTTCACTACCTTCATCTGTACCAATACCTTTAGCAATACAGTCTAATGTTTTTTCTGTTATATCAAAAGCAGCACAGTTACCACAGAGTGATTGTTTGGCTTCCTCAACATTATCTAATTGCCACATTTGTACCTTTTTATCCCAAAATTTATCATTAGGTAAATTTGGATTTAGAGGGCCATATCCTTGATTTTTAATAGCACTTTGTCTATTTTGTAAATTAAGATTAATATCTTGAGTTGATTCAGGACATTTACCTTCTATTTCTTTTAATATGTTTTGCAATTTTATCATAATTATAAATCAAATATTTTTATTTCTCCATTATTATCAATTCCTACATTTCCTAAATGTACATCTATAGGTTTATTTTTGAAGAATTTTTTTAATTTAGTTATGAAATTTAAACATTTTTTTAATGTATTATATACATCCATCCTATTTAATTCTTTTGCTTTTTGAAGAATTTGATTGAATATTTCTAAATTATTATCTTCATAATATAAGTTTGTTAAATAATCTTCTTCTCTCCAAGGCATAGAATTTTTTGTTGATGGATCTATATTATCTAAAAAATTATAAACATCCATTAATGGTTTCCCTGGAGAATTTAATTTGTCCATAATAACATAATCCTTAGTTAATTTATAAATATGGGGAAACAAATCAGGATATTGATTAAAAAGTTGATAATTTTCTATTTCATTTTGGGTAAAACCTCTGGTGGATTTTTTAACAACTTTATTTGTTCCTATATTATATATGCTTCCCTCATCCCCATAGCCTATTTTTTCTTTAGGGTTAACTTTAATCTCATTTAATATATTTCTAAGTTTTATCATTTTGTTTTTCCCCAAGTTTTACCTTTACCTTTTCTTTTACATCCAGCAGGAGTAGGTCTACAAGCAGGGTATTTAGATCTATTTTCACCTTTTTTTCTACCACAGGCTTTATATCCTCCTTTTCCATCAGGAGCATTACAATCTACCCATCCACCTTCTTTACCTTTAGGACCTTGACGTTTAAACCACTTATAAAGTGATTCATCTTCTTGAAGAAGTTGATTAAAGGCTTCTTTTATATTTTTCCAAATATCACCTTGACGACATCTAACAATTTGACCTGATCTATATGCTGATGATTTTGGGTTTTTACGTCTGGCAATACGTAAACATCTATCTGCTTTTTTCTCGTTTAAATTATCCATTACCAGTATCCACTAAAATTTTTAGCTCCCCCTAATGACTTCCAATATTTTCCAATATTACAAGCCCAGTATCCAGGAGTTGTTCTGTCTTTTTTTCTATCACAGTTTTGGCGAGCAGCAAATGCTTTTCTAGCTTTAGGATTATTTACCTTAGTTGAAAGACCTGTTGTATCCCCAAATTGTACTTTTTTAACTTTATCTCCATCTTTCACATAAACAAAGAATTTTTTAGACCCACCACGTTTAGGTTTTCCAAGAGATACTTCCTTACCATGATATTCAGCTTCATTTAAAGAAGAATTTAATGCTTGTATTACATCTCTGTATAATCTTTCATTTTCAGAAGCCCAATTAGGAAATGATTCTTTATATTCTTCATAAAACTTTTTAAATTTTTGAAGTTTAATATAATTAACATCATCATCTTTTAAATCATCTAAAAGCATATCTTGATCTAAAGCAAATTTAAGTTTTTTCCCATTTGAATTAACTAATTTACTAAAAATACTTTTATATATTGGATCTATATTTTTCATAGAATTAACAAATTCTATGTAATCTATAAATTTTATTCTATCTTTTTTTAAATCCCTCATCATAACATCATGCTCTTCTTTATTTAAAGTATTAGTGTCAGGAGAAAAAGAATAAGGAACATAATTATAAAAATTAAAACCGGAATATTCAGCTTCATTCAACGATTTACCTGCAATACTCTCATAGTTCGCCATAGTCAGCGTTTCACCAGAGGTACTTAAAGCAAGCGCTTTTTCTGTCACATCATGCAAATCCATATCAGTTTTAGCATCTTCTCTAGCGTATTCTAACATACGAATAAATAAAGGAACATCCATAGTGATTTTATCAGTTGGATTAGTTTCTTCTTCAATCATTGGTACATCTAAAGCTACAAATTGATTCTCATATAAACCATAATT